CTATGGCGATATCTAGAGGACAACTAGTTAAAGAACTAGAACCAGGTTTGAATGCTCTATTCGGTCTGGAATATAAACGTTATGAGAATCAGCATGCTGAAATCTATACTACTGAATCTTCAGACAGAGCGTTTGAAGAAGAAGTTATGTTATCAGGTTTTGCTCAAGCACAAGTTAAAGCTGAGGGTTCTGGTGTAACTTTTGACAATGCTCAAGAAACTTACACTGCAAGATACACTCACGAGACTGTAGCTTTAGCGTTTTCAATCACTGAAGAAGCGGTTGAAGACAACTTGTATGACAGACTTGCTAGTAGATATACTAAAGCATTAGCTAGATCTATGGCGAACACAAAACAAGTTAAAGCAGTTAATCCATTGATCAATGGTTTACCAAGTGTAACAACTGGTAAATTCACATCTGGTGATGGATCAAACTTATTCAGTACTTCGCACCCAACAATTGCTGGTACTGTTAAGAACACTTTGACAACTCAAGCTGACTTGAATGAAACTTCATTAGAACAATGTTTAATCGACATTGCTGCAATGACAGACGAAAGAGGTCTAAAAATTGCTGCAAGAGGAGTTAAAATGATTGTTCCTTCTGAACTTCAATTCACAGCTGAGAGATTGATGAAATCTCAAGGTAGAGTTGGAACTGCTGATAATGATATCAACGCAATCGTTTCTATGGGAATGGTTCCTCAAGGTTACAGAGTGAACAATTTCTTAACTGACACAGATGCGTTCTACATTATCACTGATGTACCGAATGGAATGAAATACTTTGAAAGAGCAGCTATCAAAACTGCTATGGAAGGTGATTTCGATACTGGTAACGTTAGATACAAAGCTAGAGAAAGATACTCATTTGGTGTATCTGACTTTAGAGGTATCTTCGGCGTTGAAGGTGCATAATAATTAAATTATTTGAGGCGGGACACAATCCCGCCTCATTTTAAATATAGAAAGAAAAAATGACTCAATATAAATACTTAATAAAAATTTTTACAAAATATCTTCAAACCCAATTTGAATTAGAAAGCGATATAGAAATAAATACTGTTGACGAGCTACATAAACCTATCATTGACTTTCTAGGAAAATCTGATATAAACTGGGAACAAAATGATTTACAATATACAAGTACTGTAAATGGTTTTTATATAACCTATGAGGAGGTTACAAATGGCTCAGGACAACATGGTATTGTTCGCGAAGAAACTGAAACTCGAATCTAGATGGAACGAGTTGTTTCTTGAAAACAGAGGACAAATAACACCAGAAATGTCTGTTCTTGGTGATGAGATCAAAACAGTAATTAGATCAATCATTAGGCAACAGGAAGAGCAAGTCCGAACCAATCCGTTAGATGGTGAAGTCCATCTTTACGCTGGTTAATTAGGACTTATAAATAGCTAAAATCAATCTTTTAGCCTAGGGATATCTTGCACTATTTAATAATTTCGTATATAAAATAATTACTATACAAATTAATTAGAATACTGACGCGTATAGTCGACGGCCTAGAGACAGTATTCAAAAACTAGGAGGATATAATTATGGCAAATACTACATTTACAGGACCAGTAGTAGCTCTTAATGGGTTTATTGGTGGACCAAACGTAAACGCAGGTGGAACTGGTGCTAACGACACTCAACAAGGTGGAAACCTTCCATTCATAGCTTCTGCTGGTAATGTAACTACATTATCTACAACAGGTGGAACTAGAACTTTATTAGCTACAGCTAATGAAGGTGTTATTGCATACGTTAAAAACGGTGCGAATGGAACTTCTGTTTCTTGCTATGTGTTTTCAGATGGAGCTCAATGGCTTCAATTGAATGACCCAACAAGTACAGTTGCGTAATAAATAATTTAATGTGGGCCTTTGGGCCCACACAATTTTAATAGGAGAAAAATTATGGCAGCTAAAGGTGATGTAAAAGCAGTAAGAGTTACAGGAACCGGATCTGTATTCGCAGGAAGAACTAGATTAAGAGGAATTATTGTTGAAAATACAAATGCTACTACAGCTCAATCTATTACTTTAAATGATACAGATGGAACTCAGTTTGTAACAAGTTGTCCAGCAGGTGATGTATTCGCATTTAATCTTCCAGAAGATGGAATTTTATTTAAAAGTTTTATGACTGTGAATGCTATCGGTGCGGACGTTGCGGCTACGATATTATTAGACAAGTAGGAGCTTAAATGGCAACCTCTGGAACAACAACCTTTGAATCAGGTTTTTATATTGATGATATAATTACTGAAGCTTATGAAAGATTAGGCAGATTTGATTATTCAGGTAATGATATAAAAACAGCAAGACGTTCTTTGAACATAATGTTTCAAGAATGGGGTAATAGAGGTTTGCATTTTTGGGAAGTAAAAAATAATTCTATTACACTAGTTGATGGTCAAGCAACTTATACAATGTATCGATCTACAACAGATGGTACTTCAGATGCAACAGCAGTATATGGTGTAGACGATATTTTAGAAGCAGTTTATAGAAACTCTTCTGGTGTTGATTTTTCTTTAAGTAAAATTAACCGATCAACTTACCAAGGTCTGTCTTCAAAAACACAAGAAGGAACTCCAACTCAATATTTTGTAGAAAGATTTATTGATAGAGTTACTATTACTTTATATTTAACTCCAGGAAGCACTGAAGCCGGAAACCTGTTAAATTATTATTATGTTAGCAGGATTCAGGATGCCGGAGCCTATACAAATGAAGCAGATGTACCTTATCGATTTGTACCTTGTATGGTATCAGGACTTGCATATTATTTATCACAAAAATTTAATCCACAATTAACTCAACAAATGAAATTATTATATGAAGATGAATTACAAAGAGCTTTACAAGAAGATGGTTCTTCATCAAGTTCATTTATAACCCCAAAAACTTATTATCCAAATGTCTAATTTATCAAAAGGAAAATATGCACAATTTATTTCAGATCGAAGTGGATTAGCATTTCCTTATAAAGAAATGGTTGTGGAATGGAATGGATCACGTGTACATGTTTCTGAATTTGAACCTAAGCAACCACAATTAGAACCTAAACCAACTGTTGCAGATCCACAAGGTTTGCAATTTGCAAGACCGGCAAGAGTTGAACCACCAGTTTTAATTTTATTACAAACAAATCCTTTTCAAACAATTATTTATAGTGGTACTACTTATGTTAATGTCTATTCACCTAATCATGAACGATCAACTGGTAATGTAGTTCGATTCAGAGGACCAACTAGTGCAAGTGGATATCTAGCAGTTCCATCTTTTAATGGAGTAACTGATATTAGTAATGCTAGTGGATTTACAATTACAGTTGGCAAAATTGATGGAAGTGGTATTGTATCAGATACAACAAATTATTTTTATTTTGCTAGTACCGACACAGCTACAACTAGTGGAATTAGTGGAGGAGGAGATGGTTGCACAGCTGGCCCTGTGAACCTACAAGGATAATGACATACGCAGAACTAGTACAAAAAATTAGAGATTACACAGAAACAGATTCAAATGTTTTAACTGCAACTATTGTTGATGGTTTTATTGAAAATGCGGAATGGAGAATATATAGAGATGTTGATTCTGATAATAACAGAAGATATGCAACTGCTAATTTGATTGCTTCACAAAGATTTATAGATGTACCTGCTGATTTATTAATAATTAGATCTGCTCAAATTGTAAATGGTGGTTCAGGAGGAACTAGGAATTTTTTAGAATATAGAGATACCAGTTTTATGTCAGAATATAACTCTACTGGAGTTACCGGAGAGCCTAAATACTACGGTATGTGGGACAAAGATACTATTGTTTTGGCTCCTACACCTAGTTCAAATTATGAAATTCAATTAAATTATATCTTGAAAGATCCAGGTTTATCGAGTACAAATACAACAACATACTTAAGTAAGTATTTTCCCAACGGACTTTTGTATGCATGTTTAGTCGAAGCTTACAGCTTCTTAAAGGGACCAAACGATCTCTTGCAATTATACGAAGGAAAGTATAAACAAGTAGTAGAAGGTTTCTCAATTGAACAAATGGGAAGACGAAGACGAGACGAATATCAATCAGGTGTTCCTCGAGTCGGAGGAAAATAAGGAGATAAACTATGGCTATAACACAAGCGATTGCAAATGCGTTTAAGAAACAATTACTAGAAGGCGATGCAAATTTTGCTTCTGGTGGTGACAAGTTTAAACTAGCTCTTTATACTTCTTCAGCAACTCTAAACTCAGCGACTACTGCTTATACAGCTTCTAATGAAGTTGGTGACAGCGGTGCTTATTCAGCTGGTGGTGGTGCTCTGACAGGTCAAACTACTTCAATTGCATCAGGTGTTGCAATTGTAGACTTTGCAGATTTATCATTCACAGGTGTAACGT